GCTGCCGTGCCGGACGAGGATCCAGATCTTTTCGTCGCGGGGAAAGACGAAGATGCGGCTGTTTCGCCCCCGGCGCTTCTTCTCGAACCAGTCGTCCATCCGATCCTGGATGGTTTTCGCTACCTCATCCGAAATTTTGGGCAAGTCCTTCTTTGCCTTCGCCAAGCGCGAGCCCGCGAAATACATGAAGTTCGAGCGCTTGAAGGCCACGGTTTCCGCGTGCTGGCGTTGCAGGAGCATCGGGTTTGCGAGCCAGATCTGGACGGAAACATCGGCCGCGGTCGGTTCGTGCTCTGCGTCGATCGCGATTCCTGCCGCCTCGGCCTGTTCGAGCAATTCCTCCATGCTCTCGTGGCTGGCGGTCTCATGCACGTAATAGAGCGCATCGACCATCGCGTCGGGGACGTTCTCGTCGGGGTTCATCAGGATGGCGGCGATGTCCTCGAGCGGCAGTTCGTCGACGGGCGCGGCGGCAAGATCAAGGCCCCGACCAACGAAATAACCGTTCCACCTGGAGAGGAAGGTCTTCAGGCGGTCCGGGGAAATTTGCTTCAGGCGATCGGGATTGGTGAAAATTCTTGGATTGAATGAAGGCATCAGAATCGCTCCGGCCAAGCTGCTCGTGAGGCGAAAATAGATGCGCGCCGTGCTCGCCACAAGATTGTGTTCATGAAACGTTCCATCCTGCCGATCCGACAGGCCGAGAGCCGCGCCGGTATGTGAGGACAGGCAGCTGGAGCATTCCCCATGATCGCAATTCTCGATCGCGCCCGGCGCGGTTCCATCACCACGTTTCTCATCCGTCTCGCGCGCATCGCGGGAGGCGTTTCATGATCGATCCGGACGCGCGCGAGCGGCAAGCGCTTCACGCCGCCATGAAATTCATGGGCGAGCTGATGGCCGAGATCGGCTGGGCGACCCGTTTCAACGAACTCTCGGCCGAGCAGGCCCGGGCGCTCGCCGAAGCCGCCATCGACGGATTTCAGGAGGCCATGGCCACCTCGGCACCGAAGTCCGACACGGAGATTCCCTTCTGATGGCGGCGCTTCTGGACTTCAACCATCGGGAGAAGAAACCCGGTTTCGCGGACGTGGTGAACGCTCTCATCGATACCGCCCTGACAGCCGAGAACGCCGAGCGACCTGCGCGCGACTATCTCGGGGGCAGCCGGCTGGGCGATGCCTGCCAGCGACGGCTGCAATACGAATATCTCAAGGTGCCGAAGGACGACGGCGCGGAATTTACCGGGCGCTCCTTGCGCATCTTCGCGCTTGGTCATGTGCTCGAGGAGCTCGCGATCGGCTGGCTGCGCAAGGCCGGCTTCGATCTCAGAACGCGCAACCGCCATGGCGAACAGTTCGGGTTTTCCGCCGCTGACGGTCGCCTGCAGGGGCATGCGGATGGCGTCATCGTGGCCGCGCCAGACGGCATGGCGGTTCCGGCGCTCTGGGAGTGCAAGTCGGCCAATGCGAAGAACTGGCGCGACATCGCCAGGCGCGGCGTGGTCAAGGCCAAGCCGATCTATGCGGCGCAGATCGCGCTCTATCAGGCCTATCTCGGGCTCACCGATGCGCCGGCGCTCTTCACCGCGATCAACAAGGACAGCTGCGAGATCTGGCACGAGCTGGTCCCGTTCGATGCCGAACGCGCGCAGTCCGCCAGCGACAAGGCGGTGCGGATCCTGCGCGCCTGCGACGCGGGCGAACTCTTGCCCCGGCACACGGAGGATCCCGAGCATTTCGAATGCCGCTTCTGTGCCTGGAAGGAGAGGTGCTGGGCATGACGGACGCGCCAATGTGCAGCCCCGACACGACGCTCGCTCCGGATCGCGACATGATCGCGACCTACGCAAGCGTGGTGTTCGGCTATTGCGAGCATCTGGTGCCGGTGCGGGCGCTGGCCGAGAAGGGGGCGACGGACGCGCCTCCGCACACGCCGTTTCTGCCCGCCGACGACAGGCTCGCCGAGATGCTTGCGCGCCAGGCGAGCTGGGCGGCGAACGCGGACATGGCGCTTTTCGTCGTGCCAGGCACGGTCGAGAATCCTGGCGATGCCCGCGCCGAGCACATCCTGCAGACGCAGGTCTTGCTGGTCGATCTCGACCATGGCGACATCGCGGCGAAACGCGCCCATCTCGAACGCCATGTTGGGCGACCCACTCTGGTCGTGGCCTCGGGCGGTGTGACGGCGGAGGGTCAGCGCAAGCTGCACCTCTACTGGCGCCTGACCGAGCCGGCGGAAGGCGAAGACGTCGCCCGCGTGTGCCGGCTGCGCCAGACGATTGCCGCGAAGGTCGGCGGCGATCCGGCCTTCAAATCCGCCCATCAGCCGATCCGCGTCGCGGGCAGCATCCACGCGAAAGGCGGCAGCCGACGGCTCGTCGAGATCGTCGATCACGCCGAGATCGATCACGACCTTGGCGAACTCACCGAGGCAATCCTGGCGATGCCGCCGATGGAGGGGCTCTCGGATGACGCGCTCGATTTCAACGGCGCCGGTCGCGGAGGCGACTCGGTCCCGGAACTGTTCGGGCGTCCGGTTCGCGAAGGCGGCGTCGACGGCACGACCCGCTTCGATGCGCTTTCGCGCGTCATCGGCTACTGGATCCGACGCTGCCGCGAAGGGCACGTCACGCCGGGCGAGGCCTGGGACGAGATCAAGAGCTACAACCTCGCCCGCATCGATCCGCCCTGGCCAGAGGACAGGCTGAAAAAGGAAGCCGAGCGTCTCTGGCAGCGCGATCTCGAGCGCAATGGGGCCTTCGACGACGAACTTTCCGAGGGCGCCGATGGCGGTGGCGGAGACAATAACGGCCCGACACCCGTGCGTTTCAGCGAGGACGCGCTGGCGGCGCGCTTTGCAGAAAGGCACGCGGATCGCTGGCGCTACGTGGCCGGATGGGGACAGTGGCTCACCTGGACCGGGGTGGTCTGGCGGCGCGAGGACACGCTGCAGGCCTTCGATCTCGCGCGCCAGGTCTGCCGCGAGGCGGCGGTCCGCGCACCGTCTGCGCGTGTTCGCACCAAGCTGTCCACGGCCGCAACTGTGGCCGCTGTCGAGCGGCTCGCCCGCAGCGATCGCAGGCATGCCAGCACGACCGAGATCTGGGACCGCGACCCCTGGCTTCTGAACACCGGCGATGGCGTGATCGACCTTCGCACAGGCGCGCAGTCCGCCCACGATCCGCAGCTCTTCATGACCAAGGTCGCGGGCGCGGCCTCGAAGGGCGCCTGTCCGACATGGGAGGCGTTCCTTGACACGGTCACGGGCGGCGATGTCGAGCTGCAGGCCTATCTGCGCCGAATGGCCGGTTACTGCCTGACCGGTGTGACCACCGAACACGCGCTGTTCTTCCTCTACGGCACCGGCGCCAACGGCAAATCGGTCTTTGCCAACACGCTGACCGCGATCATGGGCGATTACGCGACTGTCGCGGCCATGGACATGTTCATGGCCACCCATGGCGACCGCCATCCGACCGACATGGCGGGCTTGCGCGGCGCGCGGATCGTGACCTCCATCGAGACCGAACAGGGAAGTCGCTGGGCCGAAAGCAAGCTGAAGGCCCTCACCGGCGGCGACAAGATCACCGCCCGCTTCATGCGGCAGGACTTCTTCGAGTTCATCCCGCAGTTCAAGCTTCTGATCGTCGGCAACCACAAGCCGTCCATTCGCAACGTGGACGAGGCAATGAAGCGACGGCTGCACATGGTGCCCTTCACGGTCACCATCCCGCCGGCCAAACGCGACCGCCGCCTGTCCGACAGGCTTCTGGCCGAGCGTGACGGCATCCTCGCTTGGGCGCTCCGGGGCTGCCTGGAGTGGCAGGAGACCGGACTGCGCCCGCCCGAGGCCGTGATGGCGGCGACCGAGGATTACTTCGAGGCAGAAGACGCGCTCGGGCGGTGGCTGGAGGAGTGCTGCGATGTCGGCAGCTCATCGTTCGAGTCCGGATCGACCGAGCTTTTCAACAGCTGGAAGAGCTGGGCGGAGGCGAACGGAGAATACGCCGGCTCGATGAAGCGCTTCTCGGAGACCCTGAGCGCCCGCGGCTTCGAAAAATTCAAGACCAGCACGGTGCGCGGGTTTCGCGGGATCGCCGTGAGGGACAACAAGACCGACCTTTTCGAGGGGGACTACAATGACCAGTAAAACAAGGGAAATGGCGGATGTGGCGGGTTATGACCATATAACCGTCACGCGTGCGCACACGCGCGCCCGTGAGATGTTAACCGAACAACCCGCCACATCCGCCACAACCGCCACCGAAGCGCGGGCCACGAACGGAGACGTACTCCCCGACACGGTGCTTGCGCTCGATCTCGGAACCACGACCGGCTGGGCACTGCGCGGCCATGACGGTCTGATCACCAGCGGCACCGTCT